AGACTTGGCCAAGCTGGTTTATTATGCCTATCCAAAACATGAAGGCTCCTTGAATTGCTCCCCAAATAAAATCCACGATTGGCTTGATGTAAGTGTTCCAGAAACCGCTTATTGCGGAAGTAACAGCATTCCAACTATCCCCTAAACTTCCAAGAACCCCAATCCAGAAGTTTAAAGCTGTGATAATTCCGCTCCAGATAAAATCAATGATAGGCTTAATGTAAGTGTTCCAAAAACTGCTTATGGCTGAGGTTGCCACGTTCCAAGCGTCACAAAGCCAGCCTACAGCAGCAATCACCGCATCAATAGCTGGCTTGAAAAAATCATACAAGGCTTTTCCAATAGCGTTTACGGCATTGCGGAAAGGCTCACAAGTTTCATAAGCCGTTATAAGAACACCGATTACGAGGCCAATTGCCATCACTACCGCCATCAATGGGTTAGCAGCAAGAAAAGCAGTTGCCTTATGAACTAAATCAATGGCTCCGTGGAAACTGTTGAAGGCTTTAACGCCACTGTCAACCATTGTAATCATGGTGGGAATAATGCTTAAAGCCATACTCATTATAGCTTGGTTAACGTTACCCTGAGCTAAATTCGCCCTTTCACACGCCACTTGATAACGTTCTTGAGCTAACTCCAAGTCTTTCGCTGCATCCTTCGCTTTATCACTCTCTGCTCCGTATTTTTCAACCGCCTCATTGTATTTTCTCTGAGCATCCTCAACCGCGTTAAGACTTGATTTTACAGTGAGATTTGCACGGTCAAGAGCAACTTGACTTTTTTCGATACGGTCAACACTCATGTAAAGGCTGAAGCCTGCTGTTGCCAAACCACTGAAGCCCGTAATTAAGTCACGTGTGGAACCGCCAAGTTTCCGTTGGCTCTCGCCTGCAGCTTCACTGCTGCTTTGTATAGCGTCCATGCTTTCTTCAGCTTTGGAGCCTACACTCTCGAAAACACTTGTTGCCTCATCAACTGCTTTGAGGCGTATTTCAAGCTCTTGACTGCTCACTTCTTACTGCTCCACTTTATCCATTCAAGTAAAAACACGATTTGAAAAGGAGTTAAATCGCCGATTTGGCTTAGCGAATAGCCATATTCATGTGCGATAAAACCGATTACCTGTGCATCATTAGAAACATCTATCCATGCGGCTACTGCGTCTGCGGTTGCGTTAAAAAACCCATGTCTCTGGTGATTGCTGTTAAAATTTTTGCTGCAACATCCATCGGCAAATCTTCAACATCTTCCAATTTTAATGTTGGATAAGCCTTGCGAAGCATAAGCCAAAGCATCATGCTGCTTCTCTGCTCGTTACTCTCTGCTTTTGCCAAAGCCGCGGAATCACGCAGAGTTAAAACGCCATAGTTTACTTCGCCAATGTCTTTCACTTGCACCTTGCGGATTGCCTTTGCTGATGCAACTAAATCATTAATGTTGAAGGCTTTCGCTTTCTCAGCCTTCTCCGCTTCATACTTCTCCAGTTTTTTAGCATACTCTTTGGTTTTATCTTCCATTTCCCATGACCTTTCGTTTCGCAACTTTCCGCCTTAAATTTTCAAGTTTGCTTTTACCCGTCAAGATTTAGCGCCTCCAGTGAATGTGGTTTTAACTTTAAAAACAGGGTTTCCTGCATCCTGATTGGATGGGGGTTCTTTCAGAAGCTTCAGCCGTTTTGCAGAAACTGTTTGGTAAACAATTTTTAAACCTTTACAGTCGCGATTAATTATGGCTTGAAGCTTCTCAATCTCCCGTAAGGATCCTACAGCTATTAAGCCGAAGTTTAAGATTACGTTTTTGTTTCGTTCCAAATTTTCCATGAAAAATTCAACTCGCCAAGAAACCTTAATGGAATAAACTTATAGAAGTATGTTCTATGTTTGTGTGCCGAAAGCTATTGTTTTGCCTTCGCCTTCGATGCTTTCCATTATGATGCCGTCTTGTTCAATGCTAAGTTTCCAACTGTTCAAAACCACGTTGGATAAAGTTATCTTCTGTTTTCCAGTTCCTGTGCCTTCTGGGCGAACCTCAATGGTTACGCTTGTGCCGTTTAAAACGTCATCAGCATACGTTTTGTCAATGTAGGCTTTGCCAATGCTTACCTTGAAGGTTTTGTTCCCGCTTGCAAGAACGTCAGGCGTGTCTGAACCTAAGAAATACTGCTTCGTTATGCTTGCATCAATCGTTACACCCACGGTTTTGCAGAATCCAATTTGCGTAGCTCCCTTCATTATCACGGCTTCTCTTCCAATTAACGGTGCGCTCACTTCCTGTTTTCACCTCAATTTTTGGTTTGCGAGCCTCACGCTTGTTGAGGCCCATTGCAAACAAGCTTTAACGCTTCAGGTTTTGCCACGCTTGACTAACTGCCTCGCCTATCGCAAAATTGAACACGGGAAGCTGCTCCTGAATTGCCCTTGTTAAAAAGTAACGGGGCATCATGTAACGTGTCCCATACTCCACAAACATGGCGTAATACACGTAAGCGCCAAACGTTAACACTAAATCCCTTGACAAGTAAGCATATATGCTGGCTCTCAAGGCTCCTGTGCGCACAGGCGCATAAGCACGGGCCCGCACAACAGTTTGTCTCGCTGCTTCACTTAACCCGTTGTAAATGTTTTCACGCATATCTTCAGGCATACGCCTTAACGCTTTGCTGAACTCTTCAATGTCCTTAAGATCAACTTGCAGCTTGACAGTCATGGTTTCGCCTTGAAACTTAAACAAGTAACAAGAAGGCTTACACGCACCAAATCAGGCGATTCACTTTTGTTTCCTTCACTTTTCACATGAACCCAACTGAACCCATGCGTGCCCTTGCTTGTTTCAAAACCGTGCATTATACGGTAAACTTCCGCTCGCATAAGCTCACGCTTGTCACAGGCTTGCTGAACCGTGCCCGTAACCTTGCAAATAACGTCTACAACAACGTTTTCCTCAATTTCCCACAACTCGAACGTTGAAGGCTTTGAGGAGGCAACAGTCATGGGCGCATAGCAGGCTATAACATAGTTTTTGCCTATGCGAGCGAAGTCAACAGCTTCAACTTTGCTTGCTGCCCAGTAAACATCAGCCTTAGATGGCATTGATAAACTCCAGTTGTCGTTGAGAAGCTGCATGATGGTTCCTGCTGCATCCGTCATGGGTTCATCAAGTCTCCACGATATGTTGGAACTTCTTCTGCTGCTGATGCTTCAGCAGCTTTAACGGGAAGTGTTAAATTGATTATTTGCCTCATTAAATCTTCAGTTAAGCCTCTGATTGTGCGTTCAATCGCTTCCGCATATGGGCCAGCCCTTGCAACACGTAAATCGCCGAGGAAATAGTCGAAGGCTCCTATCATTGCGCCGCCGCTTGAAACAATCAGTATGCGCATGCAGGCTAAGTTAAGCGCCGCCAACTTCGCTATGTTGTATTTCGGATCATCAACGGCTAAGTCTCTGCCAAGCAAAGCGTTGACGTAAGTGTTAGCAAAATCCACATGTGCGTTTACGCTTGCTTCAGTGATGGTTAAGCCGTAAACTGTGTAAACGTGATTTCCAGCATCATAAGTCATGTTTAACTGTGCTTGCACGTCTGAAACTGAAACGTAATTTGCCATTTCACTCTCACTTTACTCCTGCCATTATGGAAGCCGCACTGCACAACTGTTAATTCACGCTAACCCTGAGAGGAGAAAGGTGCAGAACACGAAGGCTTCCACAATGGTTTCAGGCAGAGAAACACGAAAAAAGCCAAGTTTAGGGTTTAGCGGTGTCAATGAGTTTCTGCAGCCAAACCGTGATTGCTGTAGGTCCAACCAGAGCAGTGTACACGTCTGCTGTTATGCCAGCCATATCTAAACCGAAAGCTGAAGCAGCACCAATAGCTACTGTGCGCAGAAACTTTTTCCAGCTGAAAGGCTTATCCTGCGCTGAATAACCCAAGAAAGCGTAGATTAAAGCTGCAGCAGCACCTAAACTCACATGCGTTATATCCATTTGTGTTTTCAACCTCCCATCCTATTGTTTCGCCTGAAGGGCAAGCCTTACAGGCACTGAAACCAAAATGGGGAAAAAATAAAGTGGAAACTTTCAAGGTGCTTAGCTTGACGCTAACCCTGTCACTTTGCAAATTGCTTCTCCACAAGTTACCACAGGACTGTAACGTGTCGTCAATGTTACATCAACAGCGTCAAATGGTTTTTGGATGTCAACCTCAGTCATTAATGGGCGTTTTAATCCGCTGGTATGGGCTAATCCACACCATTTACGAAAAAGCCCATGGGCGAATACGCAGCTGAAAGGTTTTGTCCAATGCTTAACACGTAGCCTGTTCCAGCTGGAACCACTGTGCTTATGTAAACGTCCATTCCGTAGATTTTGCCAATGCTGCCTGTCTGAATAACGGGTTCTCCATACTTTATCCGCCAAATGGCTGTAGATGTAAGGAGAACTGGGGCAGATACATGACGTCTCTTGCGTTAACTGGGTTTAACAGTATGGTGTCTGGAATGAAATTGTAGCCTTCAATCAGGCTTTTAGCTTTCAAAATGTCTTTGCTTCCCATTCCGCCGCTTATGGTGAATTCTGTGCCTGTGGCGCTTAAGCTTGTGCCTGTTGCCGCGAAACTGTTTCCAGCCGCAGAGTCGATGACTGTTTGGCAGTCTTTGTCAATTGTGTAAGCCATTCGCCTTGCAATTCGCCTTAGCTGGTCTTCAATTATGGGTATGTACAAGTCTTCAATGTTTTCTCGGCTTATTCTTTCTCGCAAGCCTTTCTTGTAAGGCGTCACTGTCACGGTTGTGTAGGGCGTGAAGTCCATCGGGACATAGTGGTTTTATTTTACCAGAAAAAACTTTCACTTCCCTCAGCAACTTCAGTTATTGCAGCAGCCCTTGAACCACTCTGCTTAACGAAAGTGGCGGTTTTACCCGCAACCAGTGGAAACTCTGGAAACAGTTTCTTAATAGTAAGCGCAGGCATTGTTAACTCAATTATTTTCTTATGCAAAGCTGGATACTGCACTGCACCAGTGTCAACCCAGCTGAGTGCATCTCTTACAAAAGCCATCCCGCATCACTTTTTTATGGAATGCAACTTATCAAAGCATAGATCACGTCGCCGTCAGCTGATGCCGCTGTTAATGCTCTGCCAATCCACTGTTCAGTTTTATCTAACTCTGCCTGCATGGTGGCTTCAGCATAAGTTGATGGAGCATCAAGCGCTGCAACTGCCGCCACTTTTCCGCCTGCATCGCTGGAAATTCTTGCGCCTGCTGTGATGCTGCCTGAAGCTGTTACGCGGACAAGTCCACGGCATACAACCGTGATTTTCTTGCCTGCTGTGCCGCTTGTTAAGGCTACGCCGATTACTGCTTTGCTTGCGCCCGTTGTAGGCTTAACTTTCGGTATAGCGCCTGCTGCGCTTATGTACACTACTTGCCCCATTGTCACCGTGGCGTTTGAATCCACTTCCGCCGTTATCAAATAGCGGTCGTTAACAAGTGGTGTTGTTCCTTCAAAACTCATGTTATGTCACTTTATTGGAAACCAACAAGCCTCTTATGCGCTTTCAATAAATCCTTGAACCAGTCATAATTGCCCAGAATGTCCCTGCTGATTTCGTCAACTGCAACTATGCCTTTACCGCTTGTGCGTTTTGCTTCTTCAGCTTCAGCCTCGCCTTTTTTAGCCTCTTCAGCTTCAGCTTCTTCGCCTTCGCCTTCTTTCTCAAGCCACTTTGACAATTCGCTTATTTTTTTGCTAAGCGAACGTTTTGTGGCTCTTTTAGCAACTTCACTTTCCAGCTCGGCTACTTTCTTTTTTAAAGCTTCAACTTCAGCGTCGCTGACTTGTTCGCCTTTAATTTGCTTTTCAAGCTCTTGCAACTGCCGTGTCAAATTTTCATATTCAACCTGTTTCGGCGCCTGTTCGCCTGGACCAACATTAACTACTGCTTGTGCCTGTTGTGGAGAAGCCTTTTCATCCGCTTTAACGGACATTGGCTTCACCTCATTTTGCTTGTTTAAAATTTGGTTTTCAGGTTCTTGCAGCCTTTCCACAGGCTTAGAACCCACATTATCACTTTTATCAAGAAGTGACTCTGAACGTGTTACAGTTTTAACAGCCGCATCCCACTGAGCATTATTCATTGCTGCGTAAAAGCCGACAGGCGTAAACTCCGTGGTTTTATACGCTGGCGAGGCTACTATGCTTAATTCTCTGGCTGTGGGCTTATGCACAATTTCCCATGCGCCTGGGCACAAGTGAACCAGCATGCCTTCCCTGCGTGTAGGCCTCTTGCATTTGCTGCATTCAACCTCTTCACTGTCCACTTGAACACTTACATGCGTAACATAGCCCCTGAGAATCTTCTCAATGAGTTTTTCTTCGCCAACTTCAGCTCTGAACAGTACTTTGTCGCCTTCACGTTTAGCCTCTGCAACTTTGCCAACAACCATCAACGCGCTTTCAGCATGATCCACGCGAAGTTGAACGCCTATGAGGCTTTCTGCAAGAAAACCAAGGTCTTCGCTTGGAATTTGCCACTTGTTCGCGTTCACACTTGTATCGATTGCAACGCCCTCTATGTTTAACAGCTTCTCCTTGAGTGCGTACTCTGCCTTAACGTCTTCCTGAGCCTTGAAAGGCACGTAATACCTTACTTGCATGTTTTCACCTCGCACAATTTTATCTCTCCATGAAGGTTGAAACTTCCAAGTTGAACGTAAAAATTCTGATGTAGAAATACTTCCATAGGATTTTTTCCAAAAACAATGGAATTTTGGTCAGAGGAAATTATTTTTTTCCTCTTCATTTGTGAAATGCTCAAGATTGAGTTATTTTACTCTTAATGGAGGG